CGTATTAACATATCAAGATTAACAGGGTATTTAAGACGACAGTTACAGACTATTGCTACAGGGTTTGTATTTGAACCAAATGATAAAATAACAAGAGACGAAATAAAGCAACAAATTGAGCAAACACTCAATGATCTAGTTGCAAAGCGTGGTGTTTATGATTATTTGGTAGTATGTGATGATACAAATAACACATCAGATAGAATTGATCGTAATGAGTTATACGTAGACGTTGCTATTGAACCTGTAAAATCAGCAGAGTTTATTTTTATTCCTATAAGATTAAAGAACACTGGTGAAATTGCAAGCGGAAATGTAGCAGCAGCAAGCACAGTTTAACAAATATAAAAAAATACAATGGGGGTTTATGCCCCCATTTTTTATGACAAAAAACTGATAAATACTTTTATAATTAGATTAGGAGCAGAATGAAATGTCAGTTTCATCATTAACAAAGTTTACAGTACCTATTGACGGTGACCAGAGTGCAGCAAGTCAAGGCTTGTTAATGCCAAAACTAAAATATCGTTTTAGAGCGAGTTTTGAGAACTTTGGTGTAAGCACACCTAGAACTGAAATGACAAAGCAAGTAATGAATATAACTCGTCCTAGTGTTACATTTGAAGAGAACATAATTGATATTTACAACAGTAAAGTATACCTAGTAGGTAAACATACTTGGGAACAAATCACAGTAAACTTACGTGATGATGTAAACGGTTCAGTTTCAAAATTAGTAGGCGAGCAAGTACAAAAGCAATTTGATTTTATGGAACAATCAAGTGCAGCTTCAGGTATAGATTATAAGTTTATTACACGTTTTGAAATATTAGATGGCGGCAACGGTGCTAGTACTCCTAACGTTCTTGAAACTTGGGAACTATATGGTTGTTTTATAGCAAATGTAAACTACAATGATTTAGACTATGCATCACAAGAACCAGCACAAGTTACTCTTAGTGTAAGATTTGACAATGCAGTTCAAACACCATTAGGTGAGGGCATTGGGTCAAGTGTAGCAAGAACAGTTGGACAGGTTGTAACTGGCTAATAGGAGTTAGTTATACATGGCTAGTGTTAATCCACTTTTAAATGGAATGACCTCTGACAAGACGGTTAGAGATTATAAACACGCATCTAAAACTTTTGTAGACAATAACTATGAGTTACAACCAAAATACAGTAACTTATTTCACGTTGTTTTTGAGTTTACACCAGATGCGGCTACATTATTTGATACAATACAACAATTAGAAATTCCAATACTTGTTAAAAGTGCAGACTTACCCTCTTATACCCTAGATGTGCAAACTCATAACCAATACAATAGAAAAACACAAAGTCATCATAGTTTTCAATATCAACCAGTCACAATACGCTTTCATGATGATGCAAAAGAAAACATAAGAAACTTATGGCACAAATATTACATATATTATAATGCAGATCCTACTTATGATTTAGATGGAAACAGTTACACAACTTCAGATAAGTACGCAAACAGAACCCAACAACAATGGGGATTACAAAGAGGTAATAAAAGATTTTTTAAAAACATAAAAATCTATAGTATGCACAATCATAAATTTGGTGAGTATACTCTTGTAAATCCTATAATTACTGCTTTTAGTCATGATCAACATGCTTATGCTAACGGCGGTTTAATGGAAAACACAATGCAAATAGCATATGAAACGGTTAAGTATGCTACAGGTTTTGTCAATAATATTACGCCAAGGGGATTTGGTGATATACATTATGATGTAGAAGTAAGTGATTTAAGTGCAGACAATTTATCAATTGGAGAAGATAACGCATTTATAGATGGTTCAATTAGGACAACAACAGGTGAACGTCCTAAAGATTTATTCCAAGGCAATGTCATAGGTACAATTACAGATGCAGATATAATTTTTAACCAGTCACGCCTTACTACTGGTAATGTAATACAGGACACTATTAGTATTTTTGCTAATAACTTGTTAACTGGCAAAAAACCTAGTAGTAACATATTAGTACCAGTAACTGGTGCAGCAGAAAAAGTAGCAAACAATTTTGCAGGAGATGTTACTGATGGAATAATAAATTATTTCACAGGCGAAAATACAACTAGTACAAGACCTAATAATAGTGATATAGTGCCTACAAATGGCATAGTATTTTCTGAAGGACAAAATATTCAAACATATAGAAGCAACATTACTAACTCTAGTACATATGATATAGGTTTTGCAAATCAGGTTCCAAAAGCCGGCACAAAATCCAATGCAGCTAAAATAAGTGATATGCGAACTGTTGGTGAAAAAAGTAGTATTGTAAGTAAACCTTTAAGCAAATTAGTAGACGCAGGAACATAATATGGCACAGGATACAAATTTACCACTAGTACAACCTGCAGATAATTTTGATCAAAGAGTACAGGATTATTTTACAAACTATTTTACAAATCAAATCAGCATGACTGACATGGAGTACGAAGCAACAAAAAGTTTTTTTGTAGCAAGAACTGCAAATACTGATGCTGCGGCAGCACTTACTGCTGCAACAATAGAAGCGGCCAACGAACTTAATGTAAACATTTTAGATATTATACAACAATTTGAAGGTGTTGCTGATTTAAAAAGTGCAATACCTACCTTTTTAAATTTAAGTAGACGTAGTTCAAGTTTACTAGGTTACGAACAAAACATTACTCCAAATGAAAATATAGCCAGACAAATAGAGGCTTGAAATGTTTAGTCGTAACAAGTTTGCAAACGGCATATACGAAATGAAAAATCCACAAAAATATAGTGGAAATAAATCTCCAAGATATAGAAGTGGATGGGAACATGCATTTATGCGTTTTTGCGACAACCATCCAAGTGTTGTAAACTGGGCAAGTGAAGCAATACAAATACCCTATCGCAATCCATTAACAGGAAAAGGTACAGTATATGTACCTGATTTTGTTGTAATGTATCAAGATAAGAATGGTAAAAAACATGCTGAGCTTATAGAAGTAAAACCTAAATCACAAACAATACTTACAGAAAAAACTCGTAAACAAGAAAAACTTGCAATTGCTATTAACCATGCAAAGTGGGAAGCTGCTGCAAAATGGGCAAAGCATAAAGGTCTACGCTTTAGAGTTGTAACTGAAGAAGATATTTTTCACAACGGCAAACGTTAGTAAATAAGTACTAGTATTAATAACTAGGAACCCACATGACAAAAAAACTAGAAGAACTTTTTAATGTTGAAGTTAGCGAAGAAATGCCTTTGTCTAAAGAAGAAAGTGAAAAGACTGTAGACACTGTAACTGCAGACGATATTCCTGAATTACAAACTGCTATGGCAAATGTAGATAAGATAGATGCTGCTTTACCTAGTGTACGAGAGCTTGACTCTAGTGATAAAGAAATGGATGACATTGCAGACTTAGCAAAAGATACATTTAAGGATCTCATGGACTTGGGTATGAATGTAGAAGCACGTTTTAGTGGAGAAATATTTAACAATGCAAGTCGTATGTTGGATACTGCATTAAGTGCAAAACAACACAAAGTTAATAAAAAACTGCGTATGGTGGATTTGCAAATTAAGAAAGCAACATTAGATGCTAAACTTGCAAAACAAGCCAGAGAAAATGGCGATGATTTAGAGGATGGACAAGGACATGCTATAGATCGTACACAGTTATTACAGGAAATATTAGGACGCAATACACACAAAAAGGAATAAATACATACATATAGAAGGATCACAAAGATGAAAAGTTTTAAAAGTTACCTTGTAGAAAGTGAACAAACTTATAAGTTTCGCATTAAGATGGCCGAAAAAGGCGATGATGAAATAATGAATGCACTTGAAACTGCATTAGAAAAATATGAAGTTGCAAGTATTAGTAAACCTAAAAAGACACCTATACAAGAACACCCAATGGATTTCCAAACATTAAACAACGCTGAAGTGTTTATAATGGACGCAGAACTTAAATATCCAGTAACTGCTCATCAACTATATGAATATATTACTCAAACAGTTGGCGTGCCAGCAAGTCACTTAGTTGTTATTAACAGTGATCATCCAGAAGAGATTGCTCGTGAAGAAGCAATAAAAGAAGAAGGTGACGAGTATAGTGCAAAACTAGATGATCCAGATTACA